GTAGGAGTGGGCGAAGAAACCACTTCCGGTTCAAGGGGCTTTTCTTCCTGCCTGGCTGCCGCCGCCACTGGCGGAGGTACAGCGGCGCCCGCAAGAGGATTGCCGGCCTTCGGCTTCTGCGTTCCGGCTTCCGGAGTAGCATTCCGCATTTCCCGTCCGTCTTCCACTTCGCCGTCGGAAATAATCGTGTCGGTCAGGTGGGAATAAAGCCATGCCTTGGCCTTCCGCTCGGCCTTGCCAATAATGGCATCCTGGCTCATGCCGTTATTTACACGGATACAGAACTCAAGAGTTTCGGAATCCGGGACTCCCTTGAACTCCCAGCTCATATCGACCCTCACCAAACCTTCCCGCTCAATCTTCTGGTACTCCTTCCCGCTCTTGCTGATGCCGGAAGTGGAAGACTCTTTGATTTCGGCGGGATGGTAAACCATCTTCAAATTGGTCAGGCCTTCCAGGTTCTTCAACAGGTAGGTCATGCCTTCCTTGGTCACATACGTGCGCCCGGCAAGGATATTCCACTGATTACCTACCGGAGAAAGGCCCATGCAGGTGGCCACAATCAGGCATTCCCTGACCGCATCCACGCCATAGGTCACGCCTTCTTTGTATTGTGTCGCAGCGCACTCGTCCGTGCGGAAGCCGAGCTGGGAGCCTTTCAGCTTCATGATGGATTCCATGATGGGGGGAGTCAGGGCGTCGCGCAGCCGGTTCATGGCAATGCCCATGTTGATGGCCTTTTCAAAGCTGCCCTTGCAGCTCAATGCCTGCTGGGCTTCCAGGGCCAGATTGTCCAGGCTGACGGCCAGCTCGGTGGACTTGGAGGGATCCATTACTTTCTCTTGCCGTGTGGCTTCACTTGGTGTATTCATAACTCGTTACTTATTGTAATTTTGTAGGTTGCATTTGTAACAGGCCGGGAGTCAGGGCCAACTGACCCCGGCTTTCTAATTATTGAGCATCTTTGTCTTGCTCTTGCAAAAATTCAAACACTCGTATAACGCGCTGATACTGATTATTGAAGGTTACTCTACCTTGATCTGGATTGTGATTTTTATAAACGGCTTTTTTGAATTCATTCAGGTTGCCGACAAAACACCCAGTGCACACCGTATTGGAGGGTAAATGCAACGTCGCAAAACTCCGGCGCGATCCCTGGGGTCCAATCACGATGTAATCGGTTGCCGTCTCGGTGGACCCACGTCTCAAAATGGCGTTCCCGAAGACCTCGGCGTCCCCGGAGACCTCAGCGTCCCCGAAGACCTTGGCGTCCCCGAAGACCTCGGCGTCCCCGAAGACCTTGGCGTTCCCGAAGACCTCAGCGTCCCCGAAGACCTTGGCGTCCCCGGAGACCTCGGCGTCCCCGAAGACCTTGGCGTCCCCGAAGACCTTGGCGTCCCCGGAGACCTTGGCGTCCCCGCAGACCTTGGCGTTCCCGCAGACCTTGGCGTTCCCGGAGACCTTGGCGTTCCCGAAGACCTCAGCGTCCCCGAAGACCTTGGCGTCCCCGGAGACCTTGGCGTTCCCGGAGACCCAGGCGTTCCCGTCTTGGGACAGGTTGACTTCTTTTTCAATGTAGCCGCCAACCTCTCCGGCAGCGACGGAGGCAAACGCTGTTACGCATACGATCTGGTGCAAGGTGCGGCCATACACCTCCTTTGTTTCTCCAGTAAATTTGTATTTTTGCATAATGTTAGTTCTCTAATGGTTAATAAATGAGAGCGTTTCAGCCTTCGCACTCCTCGCATTCGCAGCCAGCGATTTTGAGCATGGCGGCAATGGGGCTCGTTCAAAAGCGAGTTTCACACCTTGAGAAACCACATCGGGATTGCCGGAAAAGCAAGTTACGGAAGCAAAGAGATAACCGCGGGCCGCGATCCATTCCGTACCTTTTGGTCCGGACATATCCACAACAGCTTCACAGGTGCCGCACTCTCCACTTACCCTGCCTTCTTTCTCAATGAGCATATGCAGGAGTACAGGAGTCTTGCACTGGTTCACCATATTCCGTAGACGCTCAAAAGCTTCTTCGATCATCTCCACGGTGACGGGCGCTTGTTCGGGGGCTGGATCACAGCAGCAGGCTTCGCCCGGCGTGCAGTTCTGCGTATTCTTTTCTTCGGTGTTGTCCATTGTATTGATTTTCTATTGGTTATTGCTTTCCCAAGTCCGTTGGGAGCGGGACGGTTTTCCCAAACCGTCAAAAGCTTTCATGGGTGTGGGAGACTCCGGGCAAAACCCGGAATGCGGGCTCTTGCCGGCCTGCAGCTCGGCGTTATCCAGCTCCATGGCCAGCCAAAACAGGCACGCAGCGGAAAGACCAAAGGAGCAGGCCCCCAAGAACTTGAAAAAGGTATTCATTTGCTCACTCCTCCTTCTCCGTATTCTCGGAGCAACGCCCGGCGGAACTGCTTGCCGTGCACCTTCATCTTCCCCTGCTTGCCCCAGTACAGGATCTCGATCACATGCCCCTTGTCCTTCAACTCATGGACGGTCCGCTTGATCACATCCCGGTCGGAATCGTACAGAAGGGCCAGGGTCTTGCAGTCGTAAAACTCTGATTCAGGGTAGGTCATAATATTTTCATTGTTAAAGCTCGTGCCAGCCGAGCAGCTTCAATTCTTCGATTAGATCTTCTTCCATGGTTCAGTCGTCGTAGTGTCCGTCGGGGTTGTCGCACTGGGGAGCGTGGTCAAAATCCCACTCGTCGATGGCCTGCTCTATCTGCTCCAGGAGTCCAACCGCGACGCCGTAGGAAATAGGTTCACCGTCCACCCGGATGCACCGGTCTTCGTCGTCGTATTCGATAATCATGCCCGCTCCTTTCTCATCTGATCCAGGGTTCTGTTTACCTGGCGAATGATGTGTTTCTCTCCCAGGCTGATACCAAGCATCAACGCGGACAGGTAGCCTGCCAGGTTAAGCAGCGTCACAACTATAAATTCAGTCCAGTTCATCATGGGTTATTTGTTAGTGATTGATATTGGTTGTTATTACTTAAATAAAAATGGAGAGCCTGCCAATGTAACGCCTTGGCTTTGAATGTGCTCGTATTGCCCAAATTCATGCGCATGCCGGCTCATTGTTTCTTGCTTGTAAAAATGGTGGTGGTACTATCCAGTTATGTCCAAATTCATTAAATTAGAAGCAAACGCCCGTGACGGAAAAGATCCAAAATACATTCTCGTCAACTTGGATCGTATTGCAGCCGTAGAAGCCTGCGTCGGGGGAACCAGTAATATCATCATGTCGGAATGTGATTGCATTATTGAAATCTCCTATCGACAGACTCAGGAACTGATGGAATATCTTCGGAACCAAGGCTCTCTCCTAGAGATTGAGGCGCGCTATGATGCTCTTCATCTCCATCCGCGTGGTCAGCGCCTTGCGGAATACGACGACGAATAGCCAGAAGGCAGTAATCGCCTTCCGCCACAACCAGGCAGTCATGCAGCAAATGAGGTTCGTCCGTATAAACGGATGAAGCGAACAATGCTGTTCTCTCCTTGAGAGGCTTCATTTTATAAGCCCTGCCTGCAACCTCTACATAGAACTCTCCTTCCTCCGGTAGAGCTGTACGGAGTTCGTCTGCGTAAATCACCAGCTTCTTATTGGTGTTTTCCCATTGCATACTTGTGGTTCTTTCTTGGGGGGAGGTTTTCATGTTCATGCTGCCGGCTTCTTGGGTTCGGAGTTCTTTTTCCGAGGTTGTGGACTACGGTCTTTTGCCTTCTGGCGGAAATCCATGATGGCGCCGATAACGAGAGCCCGGCCGCTCAAGCCTGTAGCGGCCTGCGCCTCCCGGAACCACTCCCGCACTTCTTGCGTTTCTTTTTTCAGGTTGATGATCATATTCGCGTCTTGCGTGCTGTTGATAATCTCAAAATGTCAATTTTACGCATTACAGTCAACAACAAAATACTAATTTTTGAAATACAACTATTCGGATATGGGTTGACAAATACGCAAAATGCGTACATAATATTCCTATGCTCAAGGCAAAAGACATCAAAACATGGCTCAAAGAGATAGGGAAAGACCGTGCGTGGTTAGCTGAAAAAACACTGGTCAGTAAACGGTCTGTTGATGGATGGTTGTCATCTGGGAATCCTATTCCCCCCGCCAAGCTCGCCCTCATTGAAAAGCTGATGTCAGGAGAGGAAGAAATTGAGTTTGAGCTTCCGCCAGACTTTGAAAAGCAACTTCGCGCCATGGCGGATGAAATGCACAAAAACTTGGAGGATATGGTCTCCCACATCCTCCAGATCACAGCCAGGGCGCATCAAAAAAGGAAAGTAGAAGCTCCCAGCCAGCAGTTTACCCCGGTAGAACCATTACCTGCTGCATCTTTCTTGGATCAGTCTGTCCCGGTCATCGGCAATATCGCTGCTGGCGCATTGACGCCGGGTGACAACATCCCCTATCAGATTAAAACAGAACGCCCTGTTGGCAAGTGGGAATACGTCTTACAAGTGGAGGGGAAATCTATGGAGCCTGTCATCCCTGATGGCTCGCTGGTTGTCATGCGCAAGCACACCATTCCTCCTATCCCCAAGGTTGGAACTATCGTAGAATACAACGACGAACGAGGGGTTACTCTGAAAAAGCTCGGCCGCAAAAAAAATCCGGAAACCGGAAAAATGGAATACGTATTACATCCACTTAATCCCGACTTCGGAGACATCGAACCCATGGATGGCGGTAAAATCTCCGGCATCTATGTGGAAACGCTGGAACGCTGGAAGAAAGCATGACAAACGCCGGCTTGACAAATCCGGAGGAAAGGGCATAGTAAAGACGCAACAGGTCAATGTAGTCTCAATCATTGATTCCTTTCTAAAACATCGGCCCCGGCTGCTCCAACAGCCGGGGCCTTTTTGTTAGCTGAGCAGAACAATCAGAAGTTCAATCAGCCGTTGCAACAAGTCACTGTATTTGATCAAGTCATTGTTAATTCCTTTCTACTGACGTCAGGGCTCATTCCCTGCCGCTCCGGATCAACCGGCGGGCACATCATACATGTCCAGGTTTTATAATCAAGCTTGCCATCCGGAGCACATCCTGTACATTTTTTCTGTCCGGGCAGAGTCGTTTCGTCTCGTTTGTCGCCATACTATGGCGGCAGCCTGGTCTTCCAGAAAAGTGCTCCTGTTCAGCCCTTGGCCTCCGGGTCAGGGGCTTTTTTGTTCTTTATCTTTATGGAATAGTGGAGTAGGGTGACAGGGTGAATAAGCAAAAATGTTATTGTTGGCACCTAAACAAGAAAGAAGTAGATGACGCGATAAAGGAATATAAAGCTGCGGGGTACACCGTTGCGGAACATATTACTCAGGGCTACTGTCCTTCTTGCGGGTACAACTTCAACCTCTCTGTGCTGAATGTTGACAGTACGGAGGACTGGAGGCGAGCACCATTAACATGCCCAAAATGCGGATCGGAAGGCACTGCCGGACAGTACTGGTTTCAGCACAGAAAGATGTCCTTTAAAACAAAAGGTTGTCTTCTTCTGGTGATAGCCATTGGCGCTATCGTCACATTTATTGTTCGTAGCTGTTCTTAATGCATTGATAACATGAAAGAATTTTTCAGATGGGCTATCTTCCTATTGATCACGGTTCCATTTTGGCTTGGACTCACATGGATAGCCTTTGCTTGGGCGGTAAATCTTTGGAAACAAAAATCCTGCATCAAAAAAGGATTGTCGCTGATTGTTTTTGCTATTTCAGTATTTGTTTTTTTACTCCTCATTATCCAATTTTGTGATAAGTTAGGAGTATTCCCCGAATTGGATGAATAATGACCATGTCTCATTTCACCCCGGTAATAGAGTAACCAATCGTCAAAAGTATTCCGCAACCAATAAAAGTGGCAGTCGGCCACCTCATTAAACAATAAAAAAGAACGGATACCATAAGAGGAGCTCCTATTAAAATTTTTAAAGACTCAATTAACGTCTTTCCTTCCATGAAATAAAAAACCAGGCTCATGGGCAGCCCCATGATGCAGAACAAAAAGCAAAAGAAACACAGTAATTCTTTCATATATTGGTTATCCTATACAGAAATTCATGGACAAAAAGGCTGATATATAATTAAAAAGGAAACCTCTGTTTTTAGGAGATTTTTTTTGATGTGAATACAATCACCAACACCACAGCCGTAGCCACATTCACGCCCATCCAAACTTCCTTGTCCAGATATACCCGGAAAATGGGATTGTAAAGCAGGGCAATAGCGGCGGCTGACACGCTCCCGAAACACACCCCTTTCTTCTGCTCCTGGGTAAACACAAATATGGCGTAAGCACACACAGCCAACCGCAGGAACATATAATATCCATAGGGCATCGGTAACAAAGCCAGCCCCAGGAGAGCACAAATGGCAATCAGTAAACCTTTCATTTCTCCAAGGTATTCCTATATCCTCAAAAAATCAAGTCCTCAAGTACTTGACAACCAGTCGGACGAACATGAAGCTAAGTACTAGACAGAAAAAATCACGCAAGACAATCGGAATATTCCCTGAAATTTAGAATAATGCTACAATATATAGTATATATTAAAAATAACTGTGCGATAATTTCTTGAAATTATAACCTTTTTTCTTTAGCCTTTCATTCGTTGTCACCGCCTTGCCTAAGGTATGTGACAACCACCTTTACCGTATTCGGCAATGGCTGTCGAAACTTTGAACATACAAACATTTTTGACGAAATGGTTCAAAGGCAATGATGCGCGGTAAACACCCCTATTGCTAAAAATATAAAACTATGGAAAATGGCATTGAAACTACCATTTGGCTACTTCAAGGATTTCTCCTCATCCTGAAGATATTCAAATAATGTAGTAATACGCGCCGCCCGTCTGTACTGTTCATCCCCTATAACGTATCAGACGGGCGGCGTCAACATAAAGACGATGCTTGACTCCTTTTTGTTCACTAGCTAATATGATGCCTGTCATCTTCCATAGATGATGTTTTTAGCAAACTCCCAAGCTCATAATCACCTGTATCTGATTACAAGCTTCACCCCTCCCGGTGCGTCAACACTGTGGAGGGGTTCTTTTTACCGTCAATCCACCACATCCGTCACCGTCTTCACCGGATTCATCAGAGCGGCCCCCAGCGTCATATACTGCCCGGCAGTCTGAATAGCCTTATTCGTCATGCCGCTGGCAATCCCGCCTGCCGCGCCGAACACTCGTCCCAGCCGAATCACCTGCTTCATGTAATCCCCGGCGTCATATCCGCCCTCCTGAATCATCTCACCCAGCTTCCAGGCGGCATTCCAGCCTGAGCGGAAATCAATCAGGGCGCGTCCTGCGGAACCGGTATACACCTTGGCTCCCAGCAACTCGGAAAACATCCACTCCACGGCTTCGCTCACCAGCGGCATCCCGGCAATAGGACCGGACAGGGCAGCGAACAAGTACCCCTGCCAATCGCGCTTCTCCCACTCCTCTTCATCATCCTTCATGTAATCTAGCATGGCGCCGATGATGGCGTTAAACGCCCCGTAGGCCAGCCATACCTTTCCAGCCTTGGATAAGGAAGCCCACCGCTGTTTGGGCGTCACCCCTGGGGCAAACCCGGCCCGTGCCAGCCCGTAAATCGCAGCCGTTTTATTAAAATTCTCGCTCATCATGTAGAAAATAGCGCGGCCCCAGGCGCCGCGGTGCAATCCGCCAAACGACTTGTCAATCCACGTCTGGGGCTGGGCGGAATGCAGCGCATTCCTCACCGCCTGCCACGCCTCGTCTTTTGCCCTCCCTTCCTCCACGCCCGCCTTGACGGCCTGCTGGTACTTGATATTCCAGAGGGCGGCGGACCCCACAGCATTGAAAAACACATCCGTGTACTCAATCCCGTTCATTCCCCACACCAGCGCGGCCTCCGCCAGCGTGTAGGAGGAATCATCCCTCAGGCGGGACAATGTCTCCACGTCAACCCGGTCATTCAGCCGCGCCTGGAACTCGGCGCTCTTCATCATCTTAATCACCCCCATCTCCGCCGTTCCGTTGCGCATCTTCGCCATCGTCCCCAGGTAATCCCAGAAACCGATGCCCGGATCTCCAATCCACGCATTCAGCACGGCGGACCCCTGCTTCATCAGCGTCTCAAACCGGAATGCCAGAATCGCCTTCGCCTGCCCGGAATACACGGCATTAAGAAGCTTATCCAGGGAACCCACCGCCTGCCCCTGAACCACGCCGGCCCGCTCCAGCAAATCCACCCAGCGGCGCAGCCTCACAAAATCATCCTTCCCCAAATTCGCCACCAGGCTCTCGGCCACCTCCCGGCGTCGCAACAGCCCCCGGAAATCCGCCGTAATATCCTGCGTGTAATACCAGTGGTCCGTCATATCCGTCGCCTCCCAGAACACGGAAAGCGCCCCCACGCTCGTATCCAGCCTCCGGTGATGCTTCGTCCTCACCCTCTGCCAGCCCTGGTTCCCCCCCTTCGTGCTCGGCACGCCGGAAATCATATCCGCCGCATCCGCATCACTCATCGCATCCAGCGCCCAGAAACGGGCAGGGAAATAATTCTCCACGCGGGGGAAGGGAACGCCCGTCACCTGCTCGTACAGCCTCCCGATCTTATCCCCCTGGGCCTTCAGCAGCTCCCGCAGCCCGTAGCCGATCGCCATGCCTTCTTCCCCCACGTACTCGCGCAAAGCGGAAATAACCTCCGGCGTATACCCCTGCTGCTTCATCATCTCCCGGTAATCCTCCTGCTCGGACTGCAGCACCAGGTACAGGGCATTATCCCGGCTCAACACCAGCGGGGAACTCTCCTCCCCCTTAAAAGACGCCTTCGCCGTCACATACTTCCGGTAGACCGGCCTCCTGCCCTCAGCCCTCGCCCGGACCGCGGCATCCTCGTGTTCCTTCAACCGGGTAAGCAGAAGGTCCAGCGTCTCTTCGGAAAAATACTCCATCCCCTCCTCCCAGCGCTTCCGGATAAACTCCTTCCTCTGCCGGGCATCCATCTCCCGCACCTCCCGGGCCTGCTCCAAGGTCAGCCGCGCCGTCTGCGTAATCCACCCATTCAGCCGGACTTTTGTATCGTGGCTCGTCTTAAACCACGTCACCCATCCAGCCATATTGCCAACCTTCCTGGCCTTCATCACCTTCTCCGTAAGATGCTTCTCATAAAGATCCTGCACCGCGGCGGCACGCAGCCCGCGGGCATCCCGCATCTGCTGGAACGCATTTGTCAGTCGGCTGCGCATATCGGCCGAGAACTCCTGCAGGGCGGGCATCGTTCCCATGCGCGTCAGCAGCTGGTCCATATTCTCCATGAAATCGCCGAAATTCTTGAAACTCACCTTCCCGTGGAACTTCTCATTGGCGGCGCGCAGCGTATTCTCATCGGCCTTCTTCCCGGTCTGGTTGAACTTCTCCACAATCCTCCTTCCAATCGCATTCAGCCGTTCGGCGGCGGCCTCCTGCACGGCGGCCCATCCCTCCTTCTCCGTATTGATGTAAATCTCCAGCGCCTTCGCGGCGGCCTGCGCCTCGTCCACGCTCATCCCCTCCAGATTCCCGTACAGGGCCAGCCGGGTCAGCTCCTCACGCAGCTCCTCCATCCTGGACACGGCCTCGCCGTCCATCTGGTCGGGGTTCTCCTTCTCCAGCTTATCCAGCTCGGCGGCAGCCTCATTCATCGCCGCCTCCTTCTCCATGGCCGTCATCCGGAGCAGGGGCACCACCTGATCCGTTAAATAGGCGTAAGCCTCCATGGAAACCTTCCCCTTCTGCTGCTTCCCGTTCTTCTTGCGGATAGTGAGAACCTGGTCCAGCATCCGTGCCATGCCGGCGGAAACTCCATCCTTGGCCAGCGCTTCCAGTTTCCCGGCGGCCTTCTCCATCACCTCGGCCATCAGCTCGTGTAAACGTTTCTCCGCCCAGGCCTTGCGTACCTTCTCCATCTCATCCTCAAACACCTCTTTGGCGAACTTCTGCGTTGGCTTCTTACCCTTCTCCCAGGCTGTGCCGGCAGCCGTGACCCTGGCTGTAATCTCTGCTTCCTCCATCCCCTCCCGGGTCGCCTCCGCCATCTCCCGCTTAATCTCCCGGCGGGCAAACGCATTCACCATTCTTGTCTCATCAATCTTCCCCTTGGCCGCCAGCTCCGCCAGAATCTGCAACCGGTCGATGTAGGGCTTCACGGCCACGCGGTACCCGGCGGGCAGGTGCATCAGGGCACTCTTCACCAGGGCAACATTGCGGCCCACATTCACCAGGAACGCCGCTTCATCCGTTTTCCCGTCGTAGCGTCCCCAGGTGGCGGCATCCGCTCGCAGGTCGGCGGCGATCCGGTGGACTACCTCAAGATTCTGTGTTCCACGGCTCACACGGCGTGGGAAACCTTCGGACAAGGAAAACGTCGCCGTCGGATCCTCATAATCCGCCCACGCTCCCCCGGTGGACTCGTCCGCAAACGCCGTAATCTTGATGTCGTTGCCGTCAAAAATCACGTAATTATATGTCTGCTCTTCCTCCACTTTCCCGCGGGTATAGCCGTCTGCGTACCTGATGCCTTTAATATCGCTGGACAGCAAAGACACGCTGGCGGCCTTCTGTGCTTCTTGTTTCGTGCCATCTTCTCCATCCCAAAAAGCATCGAACAACTCCTGATAAACGTCTTTGCCGCTCACGTTTTCGCCGCGGTAATCCGCCCGTCTTTCGGCGTGTTCCAAAGCATACCGCACCTCTTCCACCGGGGAATCCTTCAACAAGGCAAGAACCGTCTCGTCCACGTAATCCCAGCCCAGCAGCTCGGAATCCTCCACATTCAACTCTACCTTGTAATTGGAAGGCATGCCCGGCCTGGCCTCTATCTCGTCCAGATGGTCAAGCAGAGAAAGTAGAAAGCCTTCCAGTTGTTCCAGCTTCTCCCGCTCCTGGGGGTACGTCTCCGCGTATTTCCTGTTAGTATCAATTTCATCATGCAACTCCATGACGATGTCTAAAACAGTCATGCTTCCTTTGGCGGCATCAACCAAATCGCCAAGAACAGACCAGGCGATATCTGACGCGTCCTCCTTCGCCTCCGGCAGGGCATCCTTCGGCAAAAAACTGCCTACCAGGGCCCGTTGCATCTCCTCTATAGCGGCAGTCTCCACCTCCCGGAACTTCCATGTCGTCTTGTCCTGCGCGAACTGATTCAGATAACTCCGGTTCACCTTCGGATTAGTGGCAAAATACAACCCCCAGCCATACGCCTGCGCTCCCTCCCCCTTGCCCATGAACGCCGTATCAAACTTGCGAAAACTGTGAGGGGAAGCATGCAGGGCGGCAATGGAAAACGTCACCCCCGGTTTCGTAATCACAGCGTTGCCCGCCTCAAAATGGCCGTCATGGAACAAACCCTGTTCCTGTGCCGAGGCAATGGAAAAAGAAACAATCGCCTCACCTGGGAACTCCAGCGTATCATTAAACGGCTTTGACTCTCTGCGCTCTCCATCCCACAGGATGCGTTTCTCCACATTCCGGCTCTCAATCTCACCAGCGGAACGCATATAGTCATCAAGGCTCCTACCTTCCTCCAGATTGCTCCCTCTGGCAAAGCCTTCAATATCCTGTATGGCGTGCTGAATCTCATGAAGAAGGGTGGAAAGCTGTGCCCCTATCGGCCCGATATGGGCCAGATTGATCGTAATGGAGCGTTCTTCGGAATCATAATAACCACGGGCTGAATCCTTTTTATTCTTGTACGCAAAAACATACATCTTCCGTAAAGAAGGATAAGCCTCATACAGCTCATCAAAATTCAGCACATCCTCAAGAAGCCCGCGCCATACGGGATTCTTCCTGTACCCCATTCCCCTGGACCACTCATCAAACATGCTTAAAAACGGAAAATTCTCCGGAGCTTTCAAGCTTGCCTGGCTCGCGTCAATCTCCGCCCGCAACTTGCCGTCATCCCTTCCGGCGAAAGCCTTATCGGCATACTTTCCCCAAGTGGCCGCATTCGGGCCTATCACGGAAAACGTAATGTCCGGATTCTTCGGATCAAACGTTCCCCGGTTATCCGTGGCGGACTTGATCTGATTCGGCTCAAAGGCAATGTACTCCGTCCATTTACCCAGTACAGCAATGAGTCCATCATGTCCTCTTTCTTGAGCACTATCGGCTATCTGGGCCGCTCCTCTCGCATACGGCCGGAATATTCCAAACCTGTCATCTTCATGAAAATTCCCATCCCAAATATTTAAATAATCGCCTATCTCTTCAGCAGACTTGTAATCATTAAAAATAAAAGGATTCCTGAAATTCAGAAACAGAGCCAGCTTCTTGTTCCCGTACGGAGTATTCTCCATATTGGTAAAATAAAATCCTCTACCCCATATACCATAATCAGTAGCAGATCCAATCTTGGCCTTGTCAAACACCGTGAAATCACCGTATGTCCCATGATACACCACCCTCGGCTCCCCGTTCTCGTCCACCACCTTGGAAGCATTCTGCGGATCCTTCTCCCAATCGCCAAACCAATTCTTAAACGCCGCCGTGCGCACGGCAAGCCACTGGTCTTCCGTCAGATTCGTTTCCTTCCCATTCGGGGCCTTCATGAACGTCCCGTCAGCGACCACCTTCTTCCTGATGGACGCCTTTTCCTTCTCGACAAACGAACGATAGGAAGATAAATTACGGGTAGAAACCCCGTCCTTAAAGGGTGTAGGTAGGCGGCCTTCCCGGCTAGCAGCTCCCCTAGCGGCGGGGTTTTCTATAGTCAATTCCAGCGTGTAAAGAACGTTACCTTCCTGTTCCTTAACGTATTTGATTGCTGTAACATTAACATCAAACGCTCCTATCCCTTCAATATCTACTGTATTGAAAAAATGATAGGCTCCGGCTTTTGAGGCATCTTGTTTATACGCCTCTTCAAAAAATCCATCCTCCGCATTCTCAAACAACTCGTGAATGCGGGCCGTAGCCGTATAATGAACCCTCCGGGCCTCCTCCGCGGAAAACCCAAGCGCCTTCAAATTCGCCACGGACATTTGGGCCGCCCCGGCCTTGCCCACCGTCTTGCCGGAAACGCGCGCCTCAATCACGGCCTGAATCCCCGTATTCTTATTAACGAACACCTTGCCCTGCAACGGCTTCAACCTCGCCCGCATCTCGGAGGCGGTAGTGATCACCTCCCCGGAAGGAATGGACACCAGGGAAAAACTGACGGAGGAATCCTCTGCCAGGGACATGGAAACCCCGCTGCCGCCGACCTCTTCAACAATACGCTGAACATCGGCTTCCCCCTGTCGCGCCCCCTCCTGCATCCAGTAGGACTCCAAACTATTGGAAAGCGCATGAACCATCTGAGCGAAATCCGCGTCAATCGGGACGCTCTCCCCGGCCAGCCGTCGGCGCTCCATCTCGTGCAGACCTGTACCCAAATCCAGCAGAGCCTTGGCGGAAGAAACCCACTGGCGCACCATCTGCAGAAAATCCTTCATCCACTGGGGCAGCCTCATATCCGCGGCCCGGGCCAATACGTCGCCCTTGGCCAGCATGCTCATCCCCTCAACCACATCCTTCACGGAAACCTCCCCATCCTTCCGGATCAAATCCTTCCCCTTGCTTAAATACCCCTCCTTCCGCAATGCGTCCTGAAGGGCCCGCAGATTATTCGCGTACCAATCCAGGCTATGCTTCGTATTCTCCATATCCTCCGTCAGGTGGGTCTCCAGCACCTCCTCCAGCAATTCAGGAACCGTCACCTCCCCCTTGTGGAAGCGGATCAGCGTCTGCCCATTCCTCATCGCCACCCGGTACGCGTTGCTGTGTACACGCCGCGAGGCGGAAACCTCCCCGCGCGCCACACCCAATTTCACGCGCTCCTCAAAAGAAGAACCCATCCCGGCAACCTGCCCGTACGTCATCCGCGTTCCCAGGTCCTGGGCCTCGGCATTCACATCCGCCCCTTCGGCAATGCGCAGCCGGGCGGCCTCGGCCAGCTTCCGGGCCGTCTCCACCGTCTCGGCCCTCCCCATATCCTCAAACACGTACTTCCCGGACTGAGACAACTGGTCGATCGTCCTGTCCACGGCAAACGCCTGCTGGGCCTCCAGCATCCTCAGGCGAATCCCGTCGTGCAGCAGGGCCTGCATCCGCGCCGTGGCGTCCTGTTCGCTCAGCTCCAGAACATCGTAAGACTCCTGTCCCTCCGCATCCCTGACTGTCGTGGTAAACCTCCAACTCCCATCCCCCAAATCCTCCACGCGGGGCAGATTAAGAAGCTCCACCTCCGCCTGATAAGCCTCCTGACGGGCCAGCCATGAAAAATCCTCCTTCATGGCGGAAAACCCCTGGCGCACACTCTCCAGCTGGGCCGCCCGGTCGGACATGCTCAACGCGGCCTGGAAAATCTCCCGGCTCTTCTCCACGGGATCCACAATACTGGCAATCCTCTCCGCCTCGGCGCGGTCTATCCCCAGCCCCTCGATCTGCGGGGCGCCCACCCGTGAAACCCGCGCCTCCCGCGCAAACGCCGGAATCTGGGCTCCTCCGACCACAGCGCCGAACATCAGCATCTGGAAACCAAGATCAGGATCCGCCGCGCCTCTCAGCAGCTCCTTCCAATCCTCAACCGTCATCCCGTTCCCGCTCCCAAACAGTCGGGCAAGCCCGGCATCCAGAGGAGCCTGGAGCGTCGGCTGAATAAACTCCTCCATCCACTCGGAACCACCCGCGGCCAGAGACGCAACGCCGTAGCGCAGCGCGGCATTACCGTACAACCCGCGCTTCATCATATCCGCAGCGCTCCCCATATACCCGGCAAATTTGCCGGCAAACGGCATCTTTCTGCCAAGAAACCGCAACGTCTTAAACAAGCTCTCGCCGCCCAGCCTCTCCACCAGAACCTCCGTGCCCCCGGCTATTCCGCCCCGTATGAGGGATTCCAGCGGGGAAACGCCCTGGGCGCGCAGCTCCTCCATCCTGTCGTTGGCGACGGACGCAAACGTTCCCATGCCGCGCGTAGCCAAGAAAAAGGAAGTCTGGGCAGCCATTCTTCCCAGCCCGTCAAACTGGCGGCGAATCCACCAGGCCCCATCCGGGGACTCGGCAATCTCCGCCTTCATCGCCCGGATTTGGGAAATCATCTCATTCTGATCCGGGGTCAAAACGCGGTACACCTGCTTCCCCTCGCTATCGCGCACCACGGGGGCAAAACTCTCACCTGTCGGCTGCCACTCAACCGCATCCCCTTCACGCACATCTCCCAAAAGCAACTGCTCAAACAATGAAGAAGAACTCTCCATCATCATCCTCATCGTTCGGTTAAAAGGAGAAACAAACAACGTGGAATCATTCCTCAACCGTTCAGCATCCGCCTTATACAAACCAATCACGGCCTCGGCTGCCATGGGATCTTCTGTTTTTAAATCCAGTAAAGCCCTGGCAAAATCAAACACATTGGCATCCGTTATATTGCCTGTCATCTCATCCCGCGCCTCCTGGCGGAAATCATCCATCGTCCTGGAAAACGGATTGGGCAGGCCACCCCAACTCAGGGAAGCGTCATTTCTGGAAACGTAACGTTCCCTCTCTTTGACATACGCGTCCGCAAGCTCTTTGGCCCGTCGCTCTACGGCGGCCTCCGGCTGCAAATCAAAACCGCGCCCCCTCAGCCAATCAGCCGCATGCTGGACGGCCTGTCCCCAGGGAGTTCCGTACCCGCAATGCAACATCGCAAAATTTTCTTCCTCCGGAGTCAATTCAACCTTCCCCAGAGCCTCCAGAAAACCTTCCCCATTCATCATGGCGCGGATAACAGGAACAGCCTTTGCCGCAAAACTCCTTCCCGCCTCCGCCTCCTTCTCCTGCGCCTTGAAAAATGGTTGTCTGCCCGCGTTCCACCTGTCCCATACATCCCGGCACCCGCGGATCCCCTCCGGGGCATCCACGGAAGACAAATACCGGATCATGGAATCCCCGTCCCTGTCTCCCGGCCTGGAATAAAACTCTTCCAGAACCTTCTCGCCGCGTACCCGGCTCTTATGTTCGTCCGGCACGGCCTCAAAAGCCCTGACCCACTCCTCGCCGTAAGCCTCCGCCACCTTCTTCCTGGCCTCGGGGTGAGCCTTCCAATCCATCCCCAGCGCGTCCAGCCGTTCCACCTTCTGCTGATACTCTCTCCTCTCCCTCTCCCCCAGCGGACTACTGTAATTCTCCAGAGCCTGCCTCCGCTCCCACTTATCCAGCTCATTGGATAAGGCAACCCTCGCCGGGCCATCCTCCAGCGTATCGTAAACCGCCAAAGCCTCCTTAAAATCCAGACCGCTCCCAACAGGAGGCGGAGGCTCCACCATATCCATGGTCTTAAAACTCTGATGGGAAATCTCGCCGTAAGGCTCAAGCCCCGTGACGCGCCCGGCATCCTCCAGCTGCAGCCGGGGAGAAAACGCTTCCTCCCGCAGCCCCTCGGCAGGAACGCCTGCCAAACTGTTTTCGGAAAAAGAAAAATCATTCATAACGTGTTAAAAATAAAAAATTAAAGAGAACTGCGATACTTGCGTACGCCCTTCACCCAATGCTGATTGAGATTCCGGGGGTCATTATCCGCTCCAATGGGCGCGTAAACGGCTCCGATTTGCTCAATAGTGGTTAATCCTTTATCAAAATAATTCCTCTTGAGATTCCTCATGCCGTAATCAATCCCCTCTTCCACGGAACCAAATGAACGGGGCCCGCCGCCATTCGGACTGATGCCCATGGAATTATTCTTATTCCGGAAAGCGGAGCTCGTCCCCTTGCCGGTTTCGAGCATAGCAATAGCCATGCCAATCTTCACCTGATCCGGCGTCATGCCATACTTCCTCCCGGCGTCAATAAACGCCTGTTTGTAAGGAGCCAGCCCACCCAAAGCGGACTTATTCAACTTCACGCTCTTCCCGGCGGGAAGGGCCGCCTCCTGCTCCTTCATCAGCTGATCTGGATCCCCCTTGATAATCCTCATATCCACAGCATAAGACCTGCCTTTATCGTAGAAGCCCTCTCTGGCGACGGCATAAGTCATCACAGGAACATCCCCCTCGCACGCGCCCACAATGCGGAAACGGCGGAAATGATCATTATCGAACGTCGCTTCCACCACACAATTCTTTAATCCGTTGCCATAAAGGGCATCTTGACTCTCGTGGAGCTGTTTGGCATACGATGTAGCAGTCTCCGGAGAATCGAACACGCCGAGATGCTTGCCTGTCCTCCTGAACTGTTCCACAGCATCGTCATCGGAAAGAACCTTGCCGTCCTCGGAAACGGTCGGAATCAGATACTCTTTCCCGTCCATCCCCACGGAAATGGAACGCACGGTGCTGATGGTTCCATCGGCATTGTGGACGACAGGACGGTTCAACAAATCAATGTTGCCGGGCTCAATCATGCCTTTGGCGCGGGCAGGGGATAAACCCTCAATCATCTTCCTGGGCAGCAAAACGCCGTCGGGCAAATCCTTCCGGGAGGAATCGAACCCCAGGCGCACGCGCTGCATGGGCGCCTCCCTCTCCGTGGAATCCACCCAAAACTTCCGGACATTCTTTGCCGCCCACTGGGCAAACTTCGTACGCTGTGCATCTCTGGCGCTTTCAATACGGGAATCCATCAGATTCACCCCTTCATCCACAAAAGAAACATCCCTGTTCCCGGTAATCTCCCGGACAATATCGATCAGCTTCGCCTGCTGCTCCGCCAGGGTGGCATCCTTGCCTTCGGTCGTCCGCCAGGAATGGAACCGCTCAGAAACTTGGGCGCGCAATCCGGCGGCATGATTCGCCCGCGCGTACGCCATATACTTATCCCTGGCTTTTTGGGCTGTCTCCGTTCCCGTCAACCCCAGCTGCCCCATAAACTCGTCACGGAACTTCCCGCCGGATTTCCATCCATCCTCATTGCTGTAAGGCTGATTCTCCGCGTTGAACGCTCCCTGATTCAGCAACGCTCCCCGCTTCTCCAGCAAATCCAGGCGCCCTTTAACATCAATCGTGGGCGTCTTCAACTCCTTGCGCATCCTGTCCGCATCCCCCCACTGGCGGGACAGCCACTCCTTATCCAGCCCAAACCGGGAATACTTTTGGATAAAGGCATCCCGAGCCACCTCGCTCTGCTCCTCTGACAAAGAAGGATTAAACGCCCTTGCCTCCTCGGCGGCCGCGGCGGTAATCTGCGGACGCGCCTCGTCCGCTCTCCCCGCTTGAAAAGCGCGGATCCATCCGCACTCTCTGGCCGTGTAAAACCCGGTCCACTCCGGGCCGTCATCTTTCGTTCCGGACGTACCTTTGCCCTTCTTGCGCGTCAAAACAAAGGAACTGAAAAAACTGTCCGCGGCGGCTGGCCTTGCCTTCCTGGCCAAATTCCGGCGCATCTCGTCACGTTCATACGGAGCAAACAAACTCTGACAATAATCGCTATCCAGAAAATCATAAGCGCCTCCCGGGTTAGTCGCGGCCAGGTTCTCAAAATGATGGCGGGAAGCCTTCTTCCTCCCTCTCAATAAACGCAGCTCACCTTCGTCACGGGAAATCGTGCCGGAAGCTACGGCGTCATCAACAGACCTCTCGTAACCGCCCCAATCCTGCTTCTCCTCGGCCAGCTTCAAACTCGTATCGAAAGCCTGTCTGGCAACGCCCAGCTGATGTTTGGCAGCCAGCCCCCAATAACGTTCCGGCAGGCTTGACCTCACGGAAGCCCTGACAGCCTCCGCCTTCATGGCGCTCTCCGGGTGGAAAAAACTGCCACCCAGCGCGTCAATCTTCTGGCCGAACTCGTAAGCCAAATCTTTCAGCTTCCCCTGCCGGATGGAACCGTCCTTCTCAAAAACGCTCTCCTTCGTGCCCGGCGCGAAAGCCAGCATCCTGGAAAACTTCGCGTCGGACTCGTCCCGGATGCGTCGCAGCTCCACCTCCTGCCGCTGCATCTCCCCGAAATCGGAAATCCTGGCAAACGCCTCCGCGCTCCCCTGAACCGCCTCTTCGGCCTTCTGGACGGACGCGCCCAGCACCTGGCCCTGATCGCCATTGGCGGCCCGCGCCGCGACACCGGGATCAGCCTTGGCCGTCTGCAGGGACGGCCCGCCGTATAAAGAAAACTCGCTCATCGTGATATAAAACCGGTAAGTTGATCAATGGAAAAAACATGCACCTTCGGCCCGCGCAAAAACCGCTGCCAGGCCACATGCGTAAAACCTCTGCGGGAAAACTGCCGGGCCAGCCGGGCCAGCTCGCGCGGCTCCCCGGCCGCCCACCACACAAACAAGCACCTCTCCGGAAGATCCGGCATGCCCACAGGAGGAAAACACAACTCACCCAGCCTCTCGGAGGGCAGAGCCAGGCACACCTCCTCCGGGGAAACGAACGCCAGCCCCAGGGACGCGCAATCCTTCACATCCGTCCACAAATCCCGGCCCACCTCCGCATAAGCGCTCACGGTCGCATCAAACGCATTCATCGCCACACGCTCCTGTAAGGATTCCACTTCTGGCCGCCCAGGTAATCGTAAAAAGAAAACCCGCTCTTCTCCGGACTCGCCGCCCAGGCCCCCAGCGTCATCATCCCCAGGCGGGGATCCGCCGTAGACCCGGGAAACACGCTCCCGGCCAAACCGCCCAGATCATAACCGGCAAAAAACCCCTGGTCGGCCGTCGTCGAACCGAAAGCCCCCATTCCGGCGCCAATGCCGCCGATCAAAGCCCCGCCAAGCTGAATCCCCGTGGACACCAGGGCCCCGGAAGCGGCGGACTTATAAGCCGCCGCCTGATTCTGCGCGCTCACCAGCGCGGCATCCCCCTCCCAGCGCTGCATCGCCGCCTCATGGCGCTTGCTCTGGTCGCTGATCGCCGCGCCCAGGGACAAATCGGAAATCTGCTTCTCCAGCACTTCGGCCGCGGCAAGCTCCGCCTGGCTGCCGGACCCCTCGGAAGTAAACCCGGAAGCGCCCCTCCCAGCCCGCACGGAAGCCGTGGCGGCCGTCTGATTGCGCCTGGCTGTCGCCATATTCTCGGCGGCAAGACGCAAAGCGGAAGCGGACTCCGCCTCGGTATTGGCCGCATTCGCATACGCGGCATCCCGCGCCGCCCGTCCCTGTGCCAGCGCGCTCTTCGCGTTGGCCCTGTTCGTCGCATAAGAACCGATACTGCCCATAACCCTACAAAATGGAACGATCCAAAATATCCTTCAGCGGATGCTGGTCATTGCTCCCGCGCTGGCTCACATCGTGATAAAGGGCGTCGGCAACATACCCCCTGTACAACTCCAAAAACACGCCCACATTCTGCGGCTTGCCCGTCACCGTGGCCGCCACCTTGGAAGCCAGCAAACACTTCACGGCCTCCACAAACAAAGGCTCATGATCCGGCAGCATCTCTGCCAAAGCCGCCTCATTGGACAAAAACCGCACCTGCAGCAGGGAAGGAGCTTCCTCGCAAATCACCACGCGGCCGGCCATGCGCCAGCGCCTGGCCTCCACCTTCAACAACTTCAGGCAATCCTCCGGCAGAGGAAACCGGCCGTTCCCCTCCGGGCACGCCAGCACGGCCTCCTTCGTGGCAAACGACCACGGGCCATAGGAAACGGCCTCCAGCATCACGGAAGGAAACCACAACTCGCAAGCCCTGGCCGCCGGGGAATCCATCACAAACTCCTGATCCCCCAGCAGGGAAAGGCACTGTGAAAAAAACGTCAGCTTATCCATTCCCCAACAATCGCATGAGGGCGGACTTCCTTCAAGTTGGCGAGAATCAATGTTTCTATCCCGCCTTCACACTCAAATTCATAACGTATCAAATGGGGAGACTTGTCCGGCGGAATCAACTAAAAACAACTCGGACAATCCAAGCGGCCATCCATCAACTCACCTCTTCATGAAAAGAAAATATCTTGCAAATTGATAAATCCACAGATACCGTGCTGCCTCGGGAAGACAGAAAAAAAAGGAATAAAAAGCCCTTTTCTCTGTCTAACCCTGCTGAACTAACCAGTAACTACCCCTTCCCGTCAGTGAACAACGATATGGACATCCACGACGTTCTCCAAGCGATCATTGCCTGTGAGCAAATGGAGCCTGGACGCCGTACTGCGCGCTCGTCACGTATCGCAAAATCTTGCTTGCCCGATAACTCTTTTGACCTGAAATGTCTGATAGAAAACGCTCAAATCTCAAAGGATTTGATCCAATCACAGCCTTCAAAGCCGTACAGACATTACTTGGCAGAATTCCTGAGATCGATGAAAGTGAGAGATTCGATATTGAATGGAAAGCATTATACGAATGGGCGCAAGGCAACGGGGCGCTTTACCCTGGAGACATTGGGCCATTCCTGCCACAACTAGGACATGTCTTCGGTCTTCCATACCTCAAAGACAATATTGTAAAATGGGGTGAGCAAGGACACGAACACGACGTATTTCTGGCTCCTCCATACTACTATAAGAAAACCAAATGGAACTGCTCTGGATATACCTTTAATTCAGAAACTAAAGACGTAACGTTGGCATCTGTTAAGGAATACCTGACGCGTCTTGTTCTCCACAACGTTCTCTTTAATACGGAAATTGAGCTCTTGGGGGTAATCGTAAAAGATAAGGATCGAGCCATACTTACTCGTCAGCGGATTGTAGACGGGGACATCCCTTCTTCCATTGAAGAAATGGACGATCTCTTCCGTCGGCAATACCCGTGTGAAAAAATAAAAGATGAAAATAACTATCACGGCTACAAAGGTAACGTTTACAAAATAGCCGTTTTTTACATTGCGGACATGCGTCCGGATAACTGTAAAATCATCACTCGTGAAAACGGGGAGCGCCATATCATTCCCTTTGACTGTTTTATTTCCATTGATGAAGATCAGCTTCGCAAAGAAATTAAAACCTTAGAAGATCAGCCAACCTCTCAATAAAGCATCCCCTCCAGAGCGTCGGGGCGTCTGTGAGGCCTCTTCACCTTCTCCGGCTCCCCGGCATGACCGGACACCAGGCCGCGGCTCACCGCTTCGGCAAACGTCCGGGCCGCATCCGCGCCATGGGAACAGGCGTCATGAAGCGGCATCTCCCGCACGCACCCGTTGGACCCCGGCGGCAAACTGCGGTAATACTCCAGGGACCCCACCCCGGAAACATACTTCTGCCCGTCAATCTCCGGGCGCCGGTTGCAGCGCTCATGAAACACGCAAAAACGCAGCATATTCCGCAGCGCGTTAATCCCGGTCCAGATATCGGACGTGCGCGGCACAATCGCCGTGCGGAACCCGGCCCGCTGCAGCACGGACTCAAAAGACGTCTTGGAAAAATCCCTTCTGGCCGCATCGTGCGGCAGCAGGTGCAGGGCGACAGGCCCGAACTCCCTCTCCCTCATCCGGATCTGCCCCACGTAATAATCAACCGCCTGATTATTCCCGGCAATATAATCCAGCGCGTAATACCTGCCGCCCACCACCTGCCAAAGCCAAATCGCCATAAAATCGCTCAACCCCAAATCCCAGGAAGCATAAATCGGAGCCACGTCATCCACTTCAAACTCGGCGGCGATCCTCCCCTCGGCCCGCAGGGCAGAAATCCACCTCCCGTAAATAGCCCCCTCCACGGACGTCTGCAAAGCCTCCTCCGGCACGGTGGGAAACTCCTGCTTCACCTCCGCCCCGTTAATCCTGTACTGGGTAGCGTACCACGCCTTCTGCCCCTCGGACAACTCAATCCCGTAACGCCTCTTCAAATCGGAAAAATAATCCCGCAAAAAATCATCCAGCCTCGGCTCCACCCCCTCCAGGCAATACTCCCGATGCTGGATCCAGGAAAAAAAGAAAAACCTGAAATCCAGGCTGGAAAGAGGCTTGCCCACCATCTCCATAGCCTGCTCCATCAACTGGTAAGCCAGCCCGGCCTTCCCTCCCTCGTGGGTGGACTCCATCACCACCACGCAGCTCTTGCCAACGGTATTCAACGCGCCCGTGCGGATCTTCCTGGCCCTGGCCGGATCATGCAGCGCCGTATAGGAAAACTCGGAAATATGCAAAAACTGGAGAGTGGACCCGCGCAAATTAACCCCTACATCAACAGACCCGTTCGTGGACCAGGCCATGCGGGTGGCCCTCTTCTCCACCACAGCGCACCCCTCCTTAACCATCCTCCCCAAAGCAGCCAGCGCCCGGTCCTCCATCGTCGGATTCTCCGGCAAAAAATCCAAATGCTCATAAGCAAAAGCAATCTTGCGCAGCTTGGCCTCCCCGTCCTCCAGCGTCTTATCAATAATCCCGCAATGCTGATTCCTCCCAAACAGGCAAAGATCCAGCATATAAATGGCGCAAAACGTAGAAATCCCCAGCTGGCGCACCTTCAAAATCGTATTGCGGAACCAAAGCCCGTGAAAAAGCTCCTCCTGGGCCCAATTCGGGCGGAAGCGCACCATCCGGCCCTCCTTATCCTCAATCCAATACAAATGATTAAGGCGCCACCACCTGTCGGCCAGCAGCTCCTTCCAATCCGGTCTCGTCTTCGCAGGCTCCGTCATTGCGTATCAACAGCTAAAAACTCAAGGGGGCGGTCCCCGGAAACCCGGATGCCAAACCGCACATCCCGCCTCCACATGGCGGACGGAAGCACCTCATGCCATCCCCGTTCCATCGTCCTGGTCTTGCTCAACCGGTCCCAGGCGCTCCCGTCATTGGACACCTCAATACCGGCCGGGGCCGTATCGGAAGCAAAAAACACGCGCACGGCCGCGGCCTGTCTATCCCTGCCCAGGGACTCCGCCACATCCAGCGCATTCGTCACCACCGTGGACGTAAAATCCCACGCGCCGGCATCCACAAACGGGCCGTCCGGATCAAACACCTCCACAAACCGCCCATCCTCACGCTCCACGGACACAAACAGCAAATCCTCCCCGGTCCCATTGGGCAGCACCACGGCGTTGGACATCCGCCCCTCCGTCCTGTGACGGTGCCAGGCATGCACCTGGTGCATGCTATTATAAGTCATCAGCGCCAGCGTGCCGTCCGCCAGGGTCATCACCGCCCGCGGGTGGGGCTTCCTCATAAAATCCCCGGAAGTAACCCCGCCGCCGCCGGCCAGCACATGATCGGCGAACACCGTCAAATCGCGGGACACAAACCCGTCGCTCTCATAATCATACCCGTACTGATACACCCGTCCGCCGCCCCTCTCCACATACAGCACCTTATCGGTCGCCATCAGGGCCGGCACATCGGAAGACCCCACAAACCCGTGGCTGTCCGCCCGCGCATTGGAGTAAGTCATCACCCCCTGGCCCCCGGACACCGTCCACTCCGCGTCCGCCGTCCCCAGCAGCAGCCGGGAACTCTGCGCCATCAGCCAGCAAATCCTGTTCTGCGTTGTGGTGCTCAACGTCAAAGCCAGCGCGGAATCATCCTGCTTCCCCACCTCGAAACTGTTGAGGTCATCCGTCTTGCTCAACCACACCGTCTGCGGCTGGGCCTGCGTAGCGGCCAACACCAGGCGCTGCTGAAACACATCCACCAGGGAAGGAAACCCGTACACCCCCCGGAACGCCGCGAAACTCCACATCAACGACTCCCCGGACGGAGGAACCCCCTCCGGAACCGCGGAAACATTATCCCAAAGAGAATACTCCGCGGAAGCCGTCACCTCGGCCGCCTCCGCCTCCATCCACGCCGTGCAGGCCGGCACCTCCACCCGCACACGGGAACGCAACTTCACATTACTCTCCGTCCATGCCTGTACGCTAATCAAAAACAAACCATCCTCCGGCACCGTGTAAGACGCCTCCTCCATCGCGCTGAACACCTCCGCATACCTGCCGCCGGACATCCCCTTGATCGTGGAAGGCAGCACAATCTCCATCCCCGACTGGACAGACCTCCATCCCTGCAGCGTCACCACCGTACCCGCCGTTAAAAAACGGCTCATGAAAATGCTGGCCGCATTCCCGTTCCCGCTCTTATTGACGGACTCCGCCGCCTGCGTCCACTCCAGGCGCACCATGCTCCCGGCGCCCACATCATCCGTCGTCAGCCCCCTGGGCCTCACCGTCAGCGTCCGCCCCTCTCTGGACAACGGACACTCCCCGGAAAAACGCTCCCCGTCAACCACCAGGGCATTCACTGCGGGCAACCCGGCATACACGCAATAATCATACGCATCGCCCTCCAAAGGCAGCGTCAACTTCAACACGTCGCTGGTGGACAACCCCGCCGCGGACATCTCCTCCCGGACTTCCGGCTTCACCACCCCGGAAGCCACCCCGGAAAACTCCGCCTGACACTCGGCAGCCTCCAGCGTACTGCCCTTATCATGAACAACCTTAACCGTATAAAACCCGCTGGCCGGCGCGGTATACACATCCGCACTGCTCTTCCAAACCGTCGTAAACTGCGCATCCCCGGCGGACCAGGCCGTCAACCGAACCACCGCGCCCTCACCCATTCCGGTCAGGGCGTTCCCCGTCACATTCACGTCAAACCTCGCCCCGGCTGGCCAAAAATCCGTCCTCATCCCGCAGGCGTCCAGCGTCACGGCCCCGGATTTGCGCGGCTCCGTCCAGGCAAACCGGACCGTCTTCCCGTCCTCCAGCGCATCCGCGGGCAGCCCCCTGGGCGTCACGTCAACACCGTCGGGCCCCAGCGTCAGCACGGCGGACGCCCCCGGAACCTCCACCTCATCCACCCACACGCGGCTTGCCCGGATGGAAGACGCCGTACAGGTCAGGAAATGCCGCAACGCCGGCGTGGCGGGAACCGAAAACCGCTGTATGGAAGCAGGCCGGGAGCCGGAACGCAGCCGCAGCACCACATCCTTCTTATAAGCATCCACCACCAGCTTATTCCCGCAGCTGTCCGGAGGAAACCCCTGGCTGGGATCGGAACCGCTGGAAAGCCGGGACTCATACAACATCAGGCGCAGGTAGCACTCCTCTTCGCTCTCGTCCCCGGTAATCTGCAAATTGGAAGCCGAGCCAACCATGGAAGTGGACGTCCCCAGCAGCTGCCAATCCTCATCGGGAAAACGCCGCTCCACGGCATACGTGCCGTACCACTCCTTACTGCACCAAAACTTCCATGTCCCCTTGCAGGTAATCGTATTGGAATGGCAAATCACGCCCTTATGAAAATGCTCCGGATAATCCGCCGGAGACGTCAGGCCGTCCACAAAATCCGCCGCCCCGTTAAAATCCCTGTCGCACGTCCACCAGGACCAATAACTCCCCTCATTGAGGCAGAGCTTTTTCCCAGCCGTGAAAGCGCTGGCCGCCGTAAACGCCCCGGCAACCACCCAGCCCTGGCGAATCACGGCCCCCGTGCTGAACCCGGTCTGCTGGGGCACCGTCACCTGGACGCGCATCACATCCCCCTCATTCACCGCCGCGTCCGCATCGGACGCATGCTCCCCGAAAGACACCCTGTAACACCCCTCATCCAGCGTCAGGCGCACCGGAAAATCCCGGAACTCCTCATACCGCCAGGGGCGGGCCTTAAACTCATAGGGCGCCAGGGAAAACATGCCCTCGTCATCCCGTCTCAGCACCATCAGCTCATGCGTAGGGCAGGCCAGAAACAACATGCTGTTCACCTGCTTGTGGCGCAGGGCGGCAACGTCAGCCGCCGTCCACACGGAAGGCAGGGAGGCAACCACATCCCCCTCAACGGACAACACGCGCAGCAGAGAAGGAGCCACCTCCACAAGAAAACGGTCATTGGTGGAATAAACATAGGGAAGAAGAAGGGAACCCTCCAAAGCGGCGGCCACCCTCCTCATCCCGTGCCGCCGGGAAACTCCCCCCGTTTGGGAAACATCCACATTCTCCAGCACGGACGCCCCGCGATGATAAACATCCAGATCCGGACGCGCGGCAATCCCGGGCGAAAGCTCGCCTCCATTAAAGGAAATCCTCTTCATTTCCCCTGAACATAACCCAGGGCGTTCAACCGGGGCAAGTTGGCGAAAATCAACGTTTCTTCTCCGGAACAGCAAAAAGGGCCGCCTCCATGCAGAGACGGCCCTATGGACAAACCGACGGGAAAAAAACTACTGAATACCGTAAGCAATAGCAAAAACAAGCTTCTTGCCGGCGGTCACCGCCGGTGTTCCGCCCACCTTCGCGTAAACCATCGTCACAGCATCCACCGGCCCCGTGGAAACCGCCTGGGAACCCTTCGTCAACTGATAAGTCCCGGCGGCGGTCACGGTCAGGGAGGCGGAAAAAGCATCCGCCGCCTCCTTCGTTCCCACGGTCAGCTGCAGCGTCCCCACGCCTTCGGAAACGACATGGGAAAGCTGCGGCAGCACGCGGGCTCCACAGGGAACATTGCAAATGGCGATCAGGTCATCGGCCGCCAGGGACGCGGGCATGATGAACTCCGCCGTAGCCACATGGACCCCGGCGCCGGTATGGATGGCCGCCAGCTGCGGCACCGTCGGCAGGCCGGTCCGATCCGCAAGGGCAAGCTGTTTCTCTGCAATAACTGTTTGATACGTTGCCATAATCAATAAAATAAAATGTGTTGTTATCCTAATTAAGAAAGCTGCTTGCACTTAATCTGCACAAACGCCTCTTCGCGCATGCGGGTGGCTCCCATAATCGTCTTAAGGCCGATCTGGATCGTGTCCTCCTTATCGGAGCGCTTCTCCACCGTCACCTTATTCTGCTTCCAAGAACCGAAATACAGGGAATTCTTCATCCACATCGGGCAAATGATATCCCCGTCCTCGTCAAGCGGCAAATTGGGAGCAATGATAAACTGAATCCCCATAATCGGATCCAGGGCGCCGTTGCTCTTGCGCAGGGAGGAAAAACCGAAATCCGCCTTCTGCAGACGCTCGTCATTAATCAGGGCCTCGCGCATGCGGGGAGTAATCGCGCAGCACACCTGGTCGCCGTAGGCATTGGAAGCATCATCCAGAATCCCGTTCTCCTGCAGCAGCGTAATACCACGGTTCAGCTTCTCAATCGTCAGCGGGCAATCCTTAGCCGTGCCGCCGGTATAATCGACTGCCACCACATTAGCCTCCAGCAATTCCAGCTGTTCCATGCCGTCATTGCCGGCAAACGCCGTCCCGAAAATGCCGCCCTTGGACGGCACATATACCCCTCCCTGCTTCTTCAGGCCGAACAAAACATCGTCCATCTTGCGGGCGGCCGCGTACTTCAGCGCGTTAATCGTCTGCGTCACGGGAGCGTCCAGGCCGTGCAGGAAAATATCGTCATCCTCATCATAGCCCAAATGCTTCGAAAAACTAACCGGCAGCATCCGGCGCTTGAAATAATCAAGCTCGTCCAACACAATATCCTGCATCCGGCCCTGCTTCTCATTCAGCTCCGTAGTACCGACAAAACTGAACTCCTGGAGCTTGCCCGTCAAACCGGACTTGATCACGCAGAAACGTTCCAGGCGGGACGTAGCCTGCTGAACCTGCTCCTGCCACTGGTTATCGTAAGTCTCCTGATAAAGATCGGAGATGGGTAAAGTGTAATTACTTGGCATGCTTCCATCAGGGGACAGAAACCGCACATTTGCAAGTTGCCGAGTGTCAATTCAGTTGCAGAATCTCCAATTCGGCATCTTGTCTCTGTCATACAGACGTTACAGAAGTGTTACAAATTGAAGCAAATTATTTATAGAAATAAACTTAACACCCACTCTCTCCGCCAGTTTTTTATCACGCTAGAGCACGGAAAGCCTGATTTTACAAGGTTTTCCGTGCTTTTGTTTACGCCAGAACACGCTAGAAAACGGAAAGCTTACTGGACACCTCGCTGTACATGGTATAAAGAATGTACAGCATGGCAGGAATCATCAAACGGAAGAACAAATGGGTAGCCATCTGCCGGACTCTGGACGGCAAGGAAATCCGAAGAACAACCGGAATTGACGTGATTCCCAAGGCGCTGATGCCCGGCGCCAACAAGCGGGCGGCCATGGCCCAAAATGAAGCCCGCGCCCGGCTGGTGGCGGAGGAAATGGAAAAAGACATCCGGTTTGGCGTATTCGACGTGGAAAAAGTAAAAGCCATAGCCGGAGAAAGCGCAGCGGCCCTGAAAGCCCGGCGCGGAGGAATATCGGTAAATAAATATCTCACAAGCTGGCTGGACGCCCGCAAAAACAAACGCGGGGCCCTGGAAAGGGACGGCGTGGCAGTGCGCCGCTTCCTGGACTTCCTGGGGGACGGACGGGACATGATCCTCTCCGCCGTCAGCAAGGGCATGGCAATGGACTTCGTGCAGCGGGAAATGGAACGGGTATCCCCCGGCACCGTAATCCGGTACGTAGCAACCCTGTCAGGGGCCTTCAACGCGGCGCTTGACCGTGAACTCATCCCTCGTAACCCGTTCCGCGGCGTCAAGCCCACCAAAACCGAACATGAATCTGAAAAACAGGAACGGGCAGCCTTCACCATGGACGAGGTAAAAACGATCCTCAACCGGTTCCCCGGCGAATGGCCGGACATGGTACACGTCTGCCTCTACACGGGGGGCCAGCGCCTGGGAGACATAGCCACCATGAAATGGGAACAAATCAACATGGACGGCGGCCTGATCTCCATGAGGACGGAAAAAACCAAGCGGCGGATGAACAAACCGCTCATTGCCCCGTTGAAAAAAATCCTGGAACGGAGAATGGAAGGAAGAATCAACGAATTTGTCTTCCCGCTGGCCGCCATGAAACACGCCCAGGGAGGCGGCAAAAGCGGCAAGCTCTCCCTGGAATTCACCAACTTGCTGCGCCAGCACGGCATCATTGCCCCCAGGACGGAAGAAAAAAACGGCGACCGCAGGCAACTGGCGGAAAAAAGCTTCCACAGTCTGCGGGCAACGGCGGTCACGGTCCTGCGCCTGGCCGGAGTGCCGGCGGACCTCTGCCGGTTCATCGTGGGCCATGACTCCGAAGAAATAGAACGCGTCTATTTCCGTCCCGACTCTGGGGACGTACAGGCCGCCATGGACAAAATAGCGGACGAACTCAACTCGTAAAAAAGCCGCGCCCCTCGCCAGGGACGCGGCCTGATGCACTGCAATAACCAGGAAGAAAAACGCTTACGCGCCGAGAACCTCCACTTCCGGCAACACAAACACCGTATCTTCGTCCATGCGTCCGCAACCGGCCTTGCCCTTCACGCGCAGATAATTATCCACATCAACCATATCGTCAACATCCTTCATGGTAAACATAGTATCGCGCCAGGTGCCGAACTTGATACGGCTTCGCAGCCACGCGCAGCACATGCGGGCGCCGGCAATGGACGTACCTTCCTTATTCTCCGTATCCATCGTGGGAAGCATGTTGGTAACAAGAAACGTAATATTCAGGCTCTCATTGTAAGTGGAATTACCGGCTTCACCGAGTTTGTTAAACCCGTAATCACGGTTCAAACGAAGCTCCAAAGACTGGAGCAACTGCTTCACCGCCGGAGAAATCGCCACACAAATTTCCCCCTTCTCCACGCCGTTAAACACCTCCTTCTCTTCCAGGAGACGTTTAACATAAGTCAGGCGGTCAATAAACGTTCCGGCAAAACTCTTGGAAACCCCGGTTCCCGTCGTGGCATAATCCACAGGAATCAGGTTGCCCTTCCTATTCCGGAAAGAATCATAAGTCAAATCCAGATCGAACGACTTCACCCCATCGTCACCACCATAATTGGTGCCGAGAATACCACCGCAAAACCCTTCATCATCAGAAGTCTTGAGGCGCCACTTGCCGGTACCCTTATCCTTGATAACCCCAAGGGCGATAGCATCCATAAATCGGGCCGCCGCCGGTTTTTGCGCCTCCTTAATCTGCGCGAACGTGTAATCCAGATCCATCATGTCGTCCGCCTCATCAATAGAAAGCGGAATCGCATTATAAAACTTGCGGTAGCGCATGCCGCGTTTGCCGAAATTCAAATCGCTGAACTCCACCTTGTGGCGGGTATCGTTATACTCCTTCACCTCGGTTCCGCCGATACGGGGAAACTCGAAATACTTGCCGGCCACGCGCGGTTCGGAAGTCGTGTAAGGCCTCACGCGTTCCGTAAGCTGCTGCCAATCGTGGTCCCATTCGGTGCCGTACTTATTACGCACCATTTCTAATTGAGTCTTATCTACTGCCATAATTACTCCGTGTTGGTATGTTCAAAACATCAGAAAAAACAAATCCCTGAAATATATAATTCCCTACATTAAATGCCGGAAGCGCCCTGCGCCCGATACCAGCGCCGCGTCACCTCGTCGTGCCGCGGATCGTTCAGCTCGTGAAGCGCCTTGTAATCCGGGTGAGCCGGATTATTCATTGCTTCATGGGCCCAGCTCTGCGTGGACGCGTCGGCCTTGCCCATGTGGGCCGGACTCTCCCCGGTAGCCTTCATGAACGAATAAAGCAACTTGAACCCCTTCGGGCTCTGCAACACCGCTATATCCTCATTCGTCAGGCCGGAAGCCTTCGCGTGCCGGGAAAGAAAGCGCTTGCACTCCTTCATGCGGGTATTGTAATCGCCCCCCCACTCCTCCTTCAGTTCGGAATCCATGCGTTCCATATTCTTCACCTCCGCCTCATTCAAGGCGTCCAGAACGCGGGATGTGTAAAGGCCGGCTGTCTTCCCGTCCAGGCCGCTTCCTTTGGCGGCCTCCGCCGCGACAGCCTCAAACTCCGGCGTAGCCTCGTACCCCTCCGGCCACTCAATGGCGTAAGGCTGTTCCTCTTCGGAATCCTTTCCCTGTTCCGTATTCTCCGGCTGCGCCTCTTCATCCCCCCCTTCTGCATCCACCCGGTAGGCATCCTTCACGCTGGAAGGAATTCTCTGCTCCTCCTGCGGGCTTTCCTGCCTGGGCGGGCTCTGTTGCTGGGAAGAATCCGTTGCGGAAATCTCCTGGGCAATCGTCTGGCTCTCTTCTGCGGCGGCGGTAGCGGTAGCATCAGCTCCGCCCGTATTGCTTTCAGTGGTTGTATCAGTCATGGTCTTTCTGTTGTTGGTAAAGGGACAACTCCCTGCGTAAAAAAAGAACTACTTCCCGGTAGGCATCTCTGCGCATGGCGTCCAGCGGATCAAAAGAACCGTCGGACCTCTTCTGAAAACAGGGCAAATCGCATCCGAATCGTTCTTCAATGAAGCGGATGCACTGTTCGTCTATATGTTCCGCCAAATACCTGCGCCTGCGGCGAATCGCGGACAGAATGGCGGCCTTCTTCTCTGTTTCGTTGTCAATCATGGTTATTCAGAAACATTCCTTACTGCCTGGCTCTGTTGGTTGGCAGCCTGGGAAGCCATCAACGCCAGTTGTTGCTGCTGGGCCTTCTGCCTGTCCGTCTGCACCTGCTCAATCTCCGCCTTGTCGCGGTAAACTTCGGAGGGGGCGGCGGAAACTTTGAAAAGGAACTTGATAGCCTTGCTGATGTCGATGCAATCCATGGCGGAAGGATCGCCAGTAAACTGAATATACTGCGCTGCCGTCTGCATGGCGTAATCCATGCTCTGCCGCTGCGCCATCTCGATAGACTGTGAAATGACCCCCTTGTAGGAAACGCCCGGAACCGTCACGGAATAATCAATGCCGTCCGGCGCCTCTACGATGAAATCCTTGGGCTGCGTCGCGGCGTCAGAATTAAAAGCGCCCTGCCTGAACAACTCTGCGAAAATCCGTTCCAGGAACACATTAAAATCATAGACAAACTGGCTGAACGTCGCGCTGATGCCAATCACCTGCTCCTTCTGGCGAGCCACTACCTCCGTTGCGGTCATCTGCCGGTCCACACTGGAAATCACCCGCAGGAAGGGAACAAAAAAAGCGCTCTCAATCTTCCCTTCCAGTTCTTTGATATGCTCCAATCCCCAATCCAAACGGCCATTGATGCCCCATTCACGGGGCAAGTTCAACCCGGCGATACTCCGATCAATCACTGTCTCACCCCCGGCACGGTAATCAATATCTCCCTCCTGTTCAGCATCCACAAAAAAGCGTGGATAAACGGCCAATTCGGCCAGCTTATCCAAATGCCGGTACATGCGCACCACGGCTTCCAGCTCGTCCAGGCACTTGCGCGCGGCAGGATACCCCCAAACGTTATCCCACTTGAGAAAACGGCTCACCAAATAAGGAAACTCCGGGTATCCCCCCTCCTCAACAATAGGCATACTGCCTCCATTATAAAGATAAACGGAAGCAAAACGCATCTTCCTGGGAGGAACATCAGCTCTGCCATTGCCCAGCGTGTACCCTTTGCGCGGCATTACCAGGTGCAGAAACTCAAACTCTTCGGTAAATCGCCTCTCCGGCCTGTTGAAAGCCTCCCGAACCTCCGTCGGAAGTCTCTTGATGCCCCATGCCTGAACTGCCTGATGCGCCGTATATTTGAATGAGCGGCAAACCGTATCCACATTGCCCTCCTTATCCTCGGCAATGCCATAAGAACCAATGGGAATATGCTTGAAAGACAAGCCTCCGCTCTTCTTGCTCTCACACAGCATGCAGCCCGTCCCGAACAAACACCGGTCTACGTGGGTTTCCTGGAGGGAAGGGTAAAAATTGGATGAGGCCAAAGCATCCAAAGTAACATCCGTGGCATGCCTGTACCAATTCTCATACGTTTTGGACTTCTTAATGCTCTTATCTTCAAACTCAAACCATTTCTGGCCGGATGGAGTGACATGCGTAATAAAAGCTCCCGCCAGCGTATGCAAAGCTTCACACGCTTTAGCGCAATTCTCCCGCTTGAAATCTCCAGCAGGGGTCTTGAGCTGGCGCAGGACATCACGGGAACGCGGCAAAATCCGCTTGGAAAGCCACTCCCATTCATTCATCAGATCCTCTTTCTGGTCAATGACAGCCCTCGCCAACCTGCTGTACTCCAATCCGTTCATGTTAATTCAATGATAAAAACCTAAACAAGCTCCTGGGCCACGTTGAACGCATCGTCGCAGCGGTTCAGCCAGCCCTTCCCGAAGGTTGGAAACTGCTTGCAAGAGCGGTAAAACGCCTGACGCTTCTCCTGCAGGGCGATAAGGAACACCGCTTCACCCGTGGCGGCCAGCTGGTCCTGTAGTTCCTGCCGGGTCTTGGGGCCGACAATCCCGTCCACCACAAGCCCGGCGCCGTGAATATTCAGCGCGCGCTGTAAAATCTTCCCGGTATTCCTGCTCCCGGAATTGAAATAATGGTCGCGCAGGATGAATTCAACGCCAGGAAAAACGTCAGAACCCAGCCAGGAGCGCACGGCGGCGGTATTATCCAGGACATACTGGAGACAACCTTCCCAGGCCTCTTCACGTCTTCCGGCATCCAGCAGGGCCTTCAATCTGTTAAACACGGTCGGTTCAATACCGTCGCAAATGCCGCAAATCTCCCACTTGCCGCCCTTGTCGGCGGCGGGAAGGCGGGAAACGCGCAGGGAATCCGGCCCGGTGACGAGGCTGTCTTCAAAGCGGAGGATGGCCGCAGCCATCTTTCTTTCTATAGTATTCATTCGTTCAGATTGTCGATAAGTTGCACAAGCCGCTTGCCTTCCACGGTGTAGCAATGGCACCTGGCATGCAAATGCCACTCATTAAATTGAGCCAGGAAAAAAGCGGCGTCTCTTTCGGTAAGAAAAATTTTCATCCACTGCTCCTTTCCGGGTTCGTCCACAATGAGTATGTACAGGGTAGGCATGCGGAAACTATTGATTATTAACTAAAGGGAACTTGTAAGAAAAACTTTACAGTTGGAACTAGTCCCTGTTGTCCAGAAATTCTTCATGCGCCTTGCGGACGAACTCACAGCCGGAACACTTATTTTCCGCATCAATGCGTTTTTTGCGTTCGTCATCATAGAGCCGCTCATAACGTTCCGCCCGTTTCATTTCCCGCCACAGAAAAATTCCCATGACCGCGGCCACGCTCGCCCCGTTCTGGATGTACTCCAAAAACGGGTTGCCTGACGTGACGGACGCAATCACGGACAGGGCATTAGCCCCCAGCAGGCCCGCGTTGACAACAGATCCGGTCATGGCTTCACTTTTTCAGGGATTGAACGACGGGCGGAACGTCCGTTTCCGGCTGGGCCTGGGAATAGGAGATATGCCCCGGCTCCAGCACCAGGCAGGAACCGTCCTTGCATACCACCGTCTTTTTCGGCGTCACGTCAACGGAATGGCCGCAGCCACCCAGCAGAGCGGAAGCCGCATAGGCAGCACCTGCCAGGACTACCCACAAAAGGCGTTCCCACCACTTCAGGCCGGTTTTAGTTTTGCTTTTTTCGTAGGCATCTTTCATGCCCTGCTTCCCCGCCTCAAGGGCGGCCTGCTTTTGCTCGTCACTTAATTTACTCATGGTTTTGCTTTGTGAAGTATTTAAAAAATGCCACGGCTCCAGGGTCGGTAATGATGAACTCCGGGTAGTCATAAACCGTAAATATCCTGCGGCCTTTGGTCTCCGCATGGACGGCCTCAACGGTCAAAGACACCGCATCAATCATTGTATAGGCACCATCCTCCGCAAGGGTCAGGACATCTTTTCCCAGCCTTGCCCATACCTGGACGGCTTGCCAGTCCTCGCCCAGTTCCACCAGAGCGGCAACGACGGCGGCCATGGCCGGGGTCTGTTCCGCTGGTATCTCGTCCTGCGTATAGCGCGCCGGAGGTCTATAACCGCCCTTGTCCTGATAAATGGCCGTCAGGGTGAATTCTCCCCACTCGCCGGGCCGGGGAAACTGTATCTGTATCTCTGAATTATTCATGCTCAATCTTCGGTAGTCGTTTCGGCTTCCGGATCAACAAAATCCTCCACCGCCTCGGAGACAATGATATTGCTCTCCATGGAGGAAA